CGCAGTTGCACCGGCTCCACCGGCAGCACCTGTTGATATTGCGACTGATCCTGAAGTTGAAGAACTTGGTGATGAGGGTGAGGAAGAAGGTAACAAAGAAGAATTAGATGTTACTGATTTAGTTGCATCTCAAAAAAATATGGAACAAAAACAAGAGGAATATTTTGACAACTTGTTTACACAATTAAAAAATCTTGAGGAAAGATTAGGTGAGATGGATACTTTGGTAACTACAATTAATAGTTTAGAAGCTAAGTTTGATAAATTTAGACCTAAAACTCCACAAGAAAAATTAGAATTAAGAAGTTTAGACTCAGGACCATTTAATCAAAAACTATCTGATTTCTTTGAAGATAAAGAAGAAGATATGGAAAAATCAGGTAAAAATGAATATGTTTTAACTACTGATGATGCTGACAACTACTCTACAAATGATATTGAAACATCATTTAACAACTACGACGACGAAGACACAAACATGATGTAATACTTTTGAGGGGGACATCCGTGTCCCTCTCTATTTTTTTTAAAAACCTTATTGACTACACTACTTTTTATAACTATATTTTCTACGTAAACCTTTAATAAATATATACACAATGGCGACAAACAATGTTTTAGATGCAGTTTTGGCTCAGTATGAGAGTTCAAAACAAAGTGGTTCTTCTTCCACTTCAAAATTCACACAAGAAGAAAGAATGAAAAAGTATTTCGCGGCAATTCTTAAAGATAGCGAAAAACAAGGTCAACGAACAATCCGTATTTTACCTACAACTGATGGGTCATCTCCTTTTAAGGAAGTTTGGTTCCACGAAATCAATGTTGATGGTAAATGGCAAAAGTTCTACGATCCAGGAAAAAATGATAACGAACGTTCACCTTTGAATGAGGTATACGATGAGTTAATGTCTACAGGTCGTGAATCCGACAAACAATTAGCAACACAATACAAAGCTCGTAAGTTTTATATTGTTAAAGTAATTGACCGTGACCACGAAGAAGACGGTGTTAAATTTTGGAGATTTAAACACAATTACAAACAAGAAGGAATCCTTGATAAAATCATTCCAATTTGGAAAGCTAAAGGTGATGTTACCGATTCAGACAATGGTCGTGACTTAATCCTTGAACTTACAAAGGCAAAGACACCAAAAGGTGCAACATACACGGTAATTCAAACCGTAATGTATGACGATCCAACACCAACACATGAAGACGCTGAACAAGCTTCTACTTGGATCAACGATGAGTTGACTTGGGAGGACGTATATTCTAAAAAACCTGTTGAATATCTTGAAGCAATTGCAAGAGGAGAAACTCCACGTTGGGACACTGACGCAGGAAAGTACATCTACTTAAATAGTCAAGAAGAAGAAATTTCTATGGGTGGGGGTTCAAAACCTGAAAGTAAAATGTCAGACCCTCAGTCTAATGTGGAGGTTGACGAAGATTTACCATTCTAATTAAACTTTAACATAGACACTTGAACATACTGAGTGTCTATGTTTTTTAAAATCAAAACACAATAACATGGCGATAAGAAAAAGAGAAATATCTTTAGAGACGATCAAAGGTAAGTTCTCGACAAAAACAAAGTACAAACCCGAAAGTTTTTATAATTGTGGTGAGGCGTTTTTGGAATCATGTGGATTACCTGGTCCTATTATGGGTGGTATAAATATGTTTTTGGGTCACTCAAATACTTCAAAAACAACGGCAATGATTCTTGCGGCTGCGGATGCGCAAAAGAAAGGTCACTTACCTGTTCTTATCATTACTGAAAAGAAATGGTCTTGGGAACACGCAATTGAGTTAGGGTTACAGGCTGAAAAAAATGAAGATGGTGAGTATGACGGTATGTTTATATTTAACGACTCATTTGATGTAATTGAACAAGCAACAGAGTTCATCAACGATATTATTGACTCACAAGAAAAAGGTGACATTCCTTATAATCTTTTGTTTTTATGGGATAGTATTGGATCAATTCCTTGTCAGATGACTTTTGACGGAAAAGGTGGTGGAATGCACAACGCAAAAGTATTAGCGGATAAGATCGGAATGGGAATCCACTCAAGAATTTCAAAATCTAAAAAAGAAGATTATCCTTATTACAACACTTTAGTGATCTTAAATCAACCTTGGGTCTTACTTCCTGATAATCCATTTGGACAACCTGAAATCAAGGCTAAAGGTGGTGAGGCAATATGGTTGGCATCATCATTAGTGTTCTTATTTGGTAATCAAAAGAAAGCGGGCATTAGTCACATTGATGCGACTAAGAATGGTAGAAAAGTATCGTTTGCAATTAGAACAAAAATATCTATATTGAAGAATCACGTTAATGGTTTAGGATATAAAGATGGTAAGATCATTGCGGTACCACAAGGTTATATTGCAGACACAAAAGAATCATTAGATAACTATAAGAAAGAATATTCAGATTATTGGGAAACAAAATTAGGATATTCAGATTATTCTTTGGACGAATCTGATGATGATTCTGACGAGTAAAAAGTATTTACAAACGACTTAAAAAAATTAAATGACCAAAACACTAATTGTTGATGGTAACAACTTATTAAAAATTGGATTTCACGGAGTTAAGGATTTCTATAATAATGGGGAACACATTGGTGGGACCTGGCATTTCCTTAACACAGTCCGTAAATTTTTAGAAGAAACTAACTTTAACAAAGTTATGGTCTTTTGGGATAGTGATACTAATTCATCACAAAGAAAACTACTATACCCTAAATACAAGATGAATCGTAAATCTTCTCCTAATGAGGAGAAGATTGATTCATTTAACAAACAAAAAACAAGAGTTAAGCAGTATCTTGAGGATATGTTTATAAGACAATTGGAGGTTGAAAATTCGGAAGCCGATGATCTTATCGCATACTATTGTCAAATCTCTTTAGACGAAGAGAAAACAATATTCTCAAGTGATAAAGACCTAACTCAATTAATTTCAGAAAAGGTATCAATCTATTCACCACAGACAAAACAGTATTTTAAATTTGGAGATAAAATTAAATTTAAAGATTGCGCAATTCCACATTATAATGTAATGACATTTAAGATTCTTGCTGGTGACACTTCGGACAACATTGACGGGATAAGTTTAATGGGTGAGAAAACATTAGTTAAATTTTTTCCTGAGATACTTGATTCAGAGATATCTTTAACCGATATTTTAACAAAGGGTGAATTATTATTACAAGAACAAAAGAAAAATGTTGTTTTAGGAAATTTACTCAGTGGTAAAACCAAAGAAGGGATTATGGGTGACGATTTTTTTAAAATCAATAAAAAAATTGTAGATTTGTCGGAACCTTTAATTGATGACGAGGGAAAAGAAATGGTTAGGGAATATTATTCTGAGTCGATGGATCCCGACGGAAGAGGACATAGAAACCTAATTAGAATGATGATGGATGACGGATTCTTCAAGTACCTACCAAAAGGGGATGATGCTTGGGTTAATTTTTTGAAACCATTTTTAAAATTATCAAGAAAAGAAAAAACAAAGTTTAGAAACAAAAAGTAAAAAACAAAACAAAACAAGATGAGAGATCAAGATGTAACAAAAGTTGAATTTCTATTAATGTGTAATGATAACATTGTAGTACAACGTTTTTTTAATGTTAAGGGATTCAACAAAAATGCCCACAAATCTGAGGAGTTTTATGACCACATTGGTATGTTGTGTCGTGAATTACAATATGATTTGAAAATGCGTTCGGTTGTCTATATGTTGGACAATAAATATGAAATTTCTGAGAATCCAGAGGTTTTAAACACATCAATTACTGATGGTGAAGAAAATTTTAACCTATATATTAAGCTTGGGGACATGACAATTTGTCAGAGAACGTTTGACGCTAAAGTGTACCCTCCGAAGGTAAGATACACCGTAGACCTACGCCCAAAGTTAAAAGGGATACTAAACGGCCTGACTGACATTTTTTCAGGCAAAGATTTTAATTATTTTTACCCTGAATTTATCCAAAACTAATAGTATTTATCTTTACTAACAGAAGGAAAAATTATGGCGACAAACAAAAATTTCGAATATCTAGGAAACACATTCCAATTACAATTACTTAATCAAATTATTCTAGATAAAGAATTTTCACATTCAATCATTGATGTGATTGAGAACAATTATTTTGAAAATAAGTACTTCAAAATAATCATCCAAATGATTAGAGAGTATTATACAAAATACGATCATACACCATCATTTGAAACATTAGAACAGATTACTAAATCTGAACTACAACAAGAGATAGCATCCAAAGTAGTGTTGGATACAATCAAGAAAATAAAGGACGCACCTATCGATGGCGTAGGTTTCGTACAGGAAAAGGCGTTAAAATTCTGTAAACAACAAGAATTACAAAAGGTTATGACTAAGGCTCAAAAAATCATCGATGGTGGTGAATTTGAGAACTACGATGCCCTTGAAGAGATGGTTAGAGGAGCATTACAAGTCGGAGCAAAAGACACAAGTGCGATGGATGTATTCTCTAACATGGATCAGGTACTTGATGATGATTACAGACACCCAATTCCAATGGGAATCCCTGGTATTGATAAACTACTTAAAGGTGGTTTAGCTAAAGGTGAGATCGGAGTAATTTTAGCACCAACAGGTGTAGGTAAATCGACTATCTTAACTAAAATTGCGAACCACGCATTTAACATGGGAAACAACGTACTTCAGATCTTTTTCGAGGATAATCCAAAGGTAATTCAAAGAAAACATTATACCCTTTGGACTAAGATTCATCCTGACGAATTGTCAGAAAAAAGAGAAGAGGTTATTACAAAGGTTAGAGAGATTGAGGAGTCAATGCCGAATAAGTTAATCATGAACAAATTACCATCTGATACGGTAACCATGTCACAAATCAAGAACCAAATTAGAAAAATGGTTGCGGATGGTAATAAGATTGATATGGTGTTACTTGATTATATTGATTGTGTAGTTCCTGATAAGAATTTGGGGGATGAATGGAAGAGTGAAGGATCTGTAATGAGAGCATTTGAGGCGATGTGTCACGAAATGGATTTAGTGGGTTGGACCGCAACACAAGGTAACAGAAACTCAATTTCTTCGGAAGTTGTAACTACTGACCAAATGGGTGGATCAATCAAAAAAGCACAAGTTGGACACGTAATCATTACGGTAGCAAAGACACTACAACAAAAAGAAATGAAATTGGCAACAATTGCAATTACTAAATCAAGGGTTGGTGATGACGGGGTTGTGTTTGAGAATTGTAAATTCGATAATGCAATGTTAGACATTGACACTGAGAGTTCTATGACTTTCTTAGGTATTGAAGAACAAAAAGAAGAAAGACAAAGACTAAGAGTCAAAGAGTTATTAGAGAAAAGACAACAAAGACAAAAAGAAGAAACAAAAAATAATTAATTTTAATAAAAAGATGGAAAAGATATTAGTAGAAAACCCTAATAGGTTTGTTATATTCCCGATCGAGCACAATGATATTTGGGAATATTACAAAATGCATCAGGCGGCGTTTTGGACGGCTGAAGAGGTAGATTTGACGAATGATATTCGTGACTGGGAAAAATTAACCGATAATGAAAAGTTCTTTGTGAAGAATGTATTATCATTTTTCGCGGCTTCCGATGGAATCGTAAATGAGAATTTAGCTGAAAACTTCTACCGTGAGGTACAATATCCTGAGGCTAAGTTTTTCTACGGATTTCAGTTAGCTATGGAGAACATTCACTCATTAATGTATTCATTGTTGATTGACACATACATTAGTAACCCAAAAGAAAAGGACGAGTGTTTCAACGCAATTGAGAACTTACCGGCAGTGAAGAAAAAAGCAACATGGGCACTTAATTGGATTGATAATTCATCTTTCCAAGAAAGATTGGTAGCATTCGCAGCGGTTGAAGGTATTTTCTTTTCAGGATCATTCTGTTCAATATTCTGGATGAAGTCAAGAGGTATTATGCAAGGTTTGTGTAACGCAAACTCATTGATTTTTAAAGATGAGAACTTACATTGTGATTTTGCAATCCACTTATTGAATAACCATTGTGAAGAAAAACCATCTGAAAAAAGAATTAAAGAGATTTTGTTATCAGCTTTAGAAATTGAAAAAGAATTCATTACTGAGTCATTACCTGTTTCTTTAATTGGAATGAACTCAAACTTGATGAAACAATATTTGGAGTTTGTTGTGGATGGTCTATTAGTTAAATTCGGATGTAGTAAAGAATTTAATGTAGAACAACCGTTCAAGTTCATGGAACAAATTGCGGTTGAAACTAAAGGTAATTTCTTTGAATCAAGAACAATGGAATACCAAAAAGCAAAATTGAACGAAACGATTACGTTTGAAGAAGATTTTTAATTATTAAAAAATATGATGTCACTTAAAATATTAAAACGAGATGGGGATGATGTAACATTCAACCCACAAAAAATTTACCAACGTGTTAAACGAGCAGCAAAAGGTTTGAATGTTAATTCGGACGAGATCTTTATTAAGGTTATTACTTCAGTACCAACTGAAGGTGAAATAACGACAAAAGAATTAGATAAATTAATTTATGAGATTGCCGCGTCTTATACTGGTAGTCATCACGATTACTCAAGATTAGCTTCTTCAGTTGCGATTTCATCGTACCACAAAGAAACAAATCCTAGTTTTAGTGAAACTATGATGTTATTATATGGTGATGGGATCATTAATGAAAAATTAATCGAAACTATTAACGAATATGGTGGGGATAGTATTGATGAGGTAATCAACCATGAAAATGATTATAACTTTGACTATTTTGCATGGAGATCATTACAAGAAATGTATCTTTTAAAAAGACCTAATGGTGTTGTTGTTGAAAGACCACAACATATGTATATGAGAGTTGCATTATGGGTTACGGATAACTTTGTTGATGCGGTTGAATACTACAAATCATTATCTAACCAACTTATTTCTAAGGCAACACCAATTATGATTAATGCGGGAACAAAAGTACCTCAATTAGCGTCTTGTGTGTTACATTACAATAATTCAGATTCAAGAAATGGATTGTTAAATACATTAACAGATATATCAACTTATTCTTCGGATGCGGCTGGTATTGGATTGTCAATGTCTAACATTAGAAGTAAAGAAAGTAGAATATCTACATCAGGTGGGTACGCAGGTGGTTTGTTGAAATACCTTAAAATAGTTAATGAGTCATTAAGATTCTTTAATCAACAAGGTCGTAGACCAGGATCTGCAGCTATCTATCTTGAACCTTGGCATAAAGATATCTTTGATTTGTTAGACATTAAGAAGAACACAGGTGCGGAAGAATTAAGAGCTCGTGATTTGTTTACGGCACTTTGGATTCCTGATAACTTTATGAGAGCGGTAAAAGATAATACTGAGTGGTATTTATTCTGCCCTAACGACATTATCACTGCGGGCATCAAACCATTACAAGAATCGTTTGGTGATGAGTATGAAGAAAATTACAATAAGGCGGTTTCTTTAGGTTTAGGTAAAAAAGTTAAAGCACAAGACATTTGGTCTAAAATTATCGAATCACAAGTTGAAACAGGAATTCCTTACTTATGTTCTAAAGATAGTGCAAACAGAAAGACTAATCACCAAAACATCGGTGTGATCAAACAATCTAATCTTTGTAATGAGATTTATCAGTACACAGATGAGGAAACAACGGCTATCTGTACATTATCTTCAATTGTCCTTAAAAACTTCATTACTAATGGTAAATTTGATTTCCAATTGTTGTTTAATGAAGTAAGAAAAGTAGTTAGAACTTTAAATAAAGTTGTAAATATCAATAATTACTCAACACAGAAAGGATTGAAAGGTGGTTTGGAT